CAACCCGTTCGACGCGGGCGGCTACTCGCTCGCCGAGATGACCCAGGCCATCAACATCCTGCCCAACGTCTACACCCGGCTCGGGCAGATGGGCCTGTTCCGCTTCGAGGGCGTCACACAGCGCTCCGTCGTCATCGAGCAGGCGGAAGGCGTGCTGAACCTCCTGCCGACCGTGCCGCTCGGCGGTCCCGCCACCGTCGCCAACCGCGACACGCGCTCCATGCGCTCCTTCACGGTGCCGTGGATTCCCCATGACGACGTGATCACGCCCCAGGACATCCAGGGCGTGCGCGGTTTCGGCGTCGCCGACGCCGCCGACCCGCTCGCCACCGTCATGGAGCGCAAGCTCACCCGCATGCGGGTCAAGCACGCCCAGACCCGCGAGTACATGGAGGTCAACGCGCTGCGCGGCATCGTCAAGGATGGCGCCGGCACCACGCTCTACAACTACTTCACCGAGTTCGGGCTCACGCAGCTTGAGACGGACTTCGTGCTCGGCACCGCCGGCACCCAGGTTCAGAGCAAGGTGCGCGACGTGCTGCGCAAAGTCGAGACCGAGCTCAAGGGCGAAACCATGACCGGCGTGCTGGCGATGGTGAGCCCGGAGTTCTTCGACAAGCTGATCGGCCACGCCAAGGTCGAGGAGGCCTACAAGTACTATTCCTCGACCGGGGCGCAGCCGCTGCGCGAGGACACCCGCCGACGTTTTCCCTTCGCCGGCATCCTGTTCGAGGAGTACAACGCCACCGTCACGCTCTCGACCGGCGCAACGGAAACGCTGATCCCCTCCGGCGAGGGCATCGCCTTCCCGCTCGGCACGCTCGACACCTTCGTCACCCATGGCGCGCCCGCCAACCTGATCGAGACGGTCAACACGGTGGGCCTGCCGATCTACGCGCGGCAGATCGCCCGCCCCGATGGCAGCGCCATCGAGGTCAAGACCGAGGCCTCGATCCTGCCGATCAACAAGCGACCGCGGCTCGCCGTGCGCATCTTCTCCAGCAACTGAGCATGAGCGTCTTTGCAGAGGCGATCGACGACCTCTTCGCCGATCCCAATCTCGTGCGGGATGCTGTCTGGCGTGCAGGCGGCATAGGTGCGCCGGTGCCGGTCAGGATTGTCTTGCGACAGCCGGATCGTGTCGAGAGCTTCGGCGAGACGCGCATCTGGAGCGAAAGCGTCATTGGCGATGTGCGTACGCGCGACGCCACGAGTCTGGCGGAAGCAGATGTCTTCGAAATCGACGGCGCGATTTACGTCGTCCAGGGAGAGCCCGTGCGCGACAGCGAACGCCTTGTCTGGAGCGTGGAGCTGAGACCGGTATGAGGCTGTCCGCGACCATCATTGGCGACCTCGGGCGCATCATGGCCGAGGAGGTCAGGGCCGCCGAACAGGCCGTGTCGAAAGGCGTCGGCGAGGCGACCGAGGGGCTCAAGACCGAGCTCAGGACGCAGATCACCAATGCAGGGCTCGGCCCCCGGCTTGCCAGAACCTGGCGATCGGAGACCTACCCCAAGGGGCAGGACAGCATCACCGCCGCGGGGCTCGTCTGGTCGAAAGCGCCGGGCATCATCCGCGTCTACGAGAACGGCGCCACCATCCGCTCGAAGAACGGCTTCTTCCTGGCCATCCCGACCGCAGCCGCCGGACGCTTTGGGGACGGTGGCCGCAAGATCACGCCCGGCGGATGGGAGCGGCGGACGGGACAGCGTCTGCGCTTCGTCTATCGCCGCAACGCCGCCTCTCTGCTCGTCGCCGACAACATGCGGGCGCGCACCGGCAAGCGGGGCGGATATTCACGAGCCAGCGCCGCCGCGCGGCGCAGCGGGCGAGGCCTTGTGACGGTGCCGATCTTCATTCTGGTGCCGCAGGTGTCGGTCCGCAAACGGCTCGATGTCGTCTCCGCCGCGGAGCGCTGGGTGGATCGCTTGCCCGGCCTCGTTACGCGCAACTGGTTTTCCGGCGATGAGAGGAGCCGCTGATGTCACGACGTGAAGACATTCTCGCAGCACTCGTTTCGACCCTCGACACCGCGCTCATGGCGAACGTGCGTCGGAATGAAGTGCTGCCTGAAAAAGTGCCGGCAGCCGGGCTTGTCATCCTGCGCGACGGCGATCCCGGCGAGCCGGACGTCACACTCAATCCGCGCACCGAGTTCTACGCGCACAGGGTCGAGTTCGAGGTCTATGTGCCCAGCGATCCGGCTGGTGGCGGCGAGGCTGCACTCGATGCGCTGCTTGGGTTGATCGGTATGGCGCTCAGGATCGATCCCTCGCTCGGAGGTCTCGCCGAGAACCTGACGCCGTCGGCGCCGGAAACCGGGGCGTTGGCGATCGAGGGCGCGGCCCCGATCCTCACCGCTCGGCTCGTCGTCACGGTCGAGTACCTGGTGAGCGATCCGCTCACCCACTGACGCTTCCAGCTCAAGGAGTTATCCATGCCCAAGGTGCGCGCTTACGGCGCGGACGCCACGCTCAAGGCTTGCCGGGAGGCAAACTATGGGGTCGCGCCGCTTACCGGCTATCGAAGCCTCGACTTCAAATCGACCGATCTGTCCTCGGCCCAGCCGCTCGGTGACGACCCGCTCCTGGGGCGCGGACGCAACGCGCAGGATCCCTACCGGGGCCTTATTACCGATGAGGGCCAGCTCGACATCCCGTTCGATCTGCGCGGTACCGGCTTCTGGCTGACCGGCCTGTTCGGCGATCCCGTGACGACGGCGGTCAAGGCGTCGGGCTCGATCGCCTTCGCCGCCAATCCCTCGCCTGGGGCGACCATCACGCTGGGTGGCATGGTCTGGACCTTCGTCTCCGGGACACCAACGGGCAATGAGACGGAAATCCAGGCGACGGTAACCCAGACCCTCGATCAGCTGGTCAGCAACCTCAATGCGTCTGCCGATGCCGAGATAGCCAAATGCACTTACTCGCGGCCTACCAGTACACAGACGCTGGTGATCGTGTTCGACACGGCGGGGCCAACGGGCAACAGCTTCACCATCGCGGCATCGGCGGCGACCGTATCTGCACCGACGCTGACCGGCGGCGGCTACGCGCATGTCTGGGAAAGCGGCGCGGATGACATCCCGAGCTACACGATCGAGATCGGTCACCCCAAGCTCACGACGCCGGTCTTCTTCCGCCATCTCGGCACGGTGATGGAGAGCATCAATTTCGAGATGGGCCAGGAGGGACCGGCCAACGCCCGCCTCCAGCTCGTAGCGCAGGGCGAGGAACGCTTCGCCGCAACGGTCGATGGGAATCCGGATGCCTTCTCGCTGCGCCGCTTCAGCCAGGGGCGCGGCTTCATCCGGCGTGGCGGATCGGCGCTGGCGGGCGTCACCGGCGGCAGTCTCACCTTCTCGAACAATCTCGAACGGGTGCGGGTGATCCGCGAGGACGGCAAGATCGAGGCGGCCGATCCAACCTTCGCTTCCGCCGAAGGCTCGATGTCGGTGCGCTTCGACGGCGCGACGCTGGTCGCCGAGGCCGCCAATGGCGATCCCGTCGCACTCGATTACGGCTTCACCTTCCCCGAGGGCTACGCGCTGCGGTTCGAGCTGCCGCGCGTCTTCCTGCCCAAACCCAAATACGCCGTCTCCGGCCCCGGCGGGGTCGAGGCGAGCTTCGACTGGCGCGCCGCCTTCGACGACAGCGAGGGCACGATGCTGCGCGCCCATCTCCTGAACGACGTCACCAGCTACGCATGAGGATGCATCCATGATCCGTCTCGATCTCTCCCGCGAGCCGCGCTGGCTCGATCTCGGCCACGACGTGCGTCTGCGCGTGGGGCCGCTGACCACCGCACTCATGGCCGCCGCACGAAGCGACCCGGCCGTCACCAGTCTGCCGGAGGGGGCATCGAACGAAACAATCGCGGTTGTCATGGCCAAGGCGCTCGCGCGGCTCGTGGTCGAGGACTGGGAGGGCGTCGGCGATGCGGACGGCAATCCAGTGCCGGTCACGCCGGAAGGGATCGATGCGCTGCTTGATATCCTACCGCTCTTCGAGGCCTTCCAGCTGCGCTACGTCTCGAAGGGTCTGCTGCTGGATGAAGAAAAAAACGGCTCCGCGCCCTTGCTGAATGGCATTTCAGCGGGGGCGACCAGTATTGCCGATCCTGCCATGTCAGCACAGGGCGCACTTGTGCCGAGTGCGCAGCCGTCCTGAACCGTCCACAGACCCTCGAAGGCTGGCAGGTCTGGGATCTCGCCTTGCGGCTCACCGGACAGCTGCGTGCCATCCCCGGCGCAGTCCTGGGGCTCGATATGACCGCGGCCCTCGCGGTCGCCGAGGCCCTCGGGCTCAACACACTTATCTGCGCGGAGCTCTTGCCGGATATCGAGGCAATGATGGTGCGCGGTCTCAATGCGCAAATGAAGGCTGAACACGATGGCTGAGAAAAGGGTGTCCGTGCGCCTTGCCGTCGTCGGCGGCCGCGAGGTGCGCGCCGAGCTGCAGGGTATCGGCGATGCGGGTGAACAGGGCATGCGGCGCCTGTCGCGCGAAATGGATGCGGCGAACACGCGGGTCGCCGCCTTCTATCGCCGGGTCCAGATTGCCGCTGCGGCGGCGGCAGCGGCGTTTGCGGCCGGCGCAGCCGCGATGATCCGCTCCGGCCTGCAGGTGATCGACAATCAGGCCAAGCTCGCCGCCTCGCTCGGCACGACGGTGGAGAGCATCCAGGTACTGGAGCGCGCCGGTGATCTGGCTGGCGTCTCCATGGGCGAGATCGAGCAGGCCACGATCCAGCTGACCCGGCGCCTCAGCCAAGCGGCAACTGGCACGGGCGCTGCCGTCGCCGCGCTCGAACGTCTGAGGCTTACCTCTGAAGAGCTGCAGCGCCTGCCTCTCGATCAGCGCATCGCTACCATCCAGGAAGCACTGGCTCGCTATGTGCCCGAAGCCGAGCGCGCAGCGGTCGCCTCGCAGCTCTTCGGGGACCGCGCCGCACTGACCTTCCTGCGCATCGACACGGCGACGCTGCGCACGGCGACACAGGACGTGCAGGATTTCGGGGTGGCCGTCTCGCAAGCCGATGCTGCCCAGATCGAGCGTACCAATGACGCGCTCTCCCGGCTCGGACTGATCTGGCGCGGAGTCTCAAACCAGCTGGCGGTCGCTGCAGCCCCCGCCTTGGAAGCCGTAGCGGACGCGCTCGCTGCGATGGCGCGCGCCACCGGGCCGCTCGGACAGGCCATCAAATTGGTGTTCGACAATCTCGGGCGTCTGGCATCGATCGCCGCCGCATTCGTCGCCTTGATGGCGGGACGCTTCGTCGCCAGCATGGTGGCAGCCGCGGTGTCGGTGCGGGGACTTGCCACCGCGCTCGTCTTCCTGCGCGGGGCGCTCATCCGTACCGGGATCGGCGCACTTATCGTGGCAGCGGGTGAATTGATCTATCAGTTCGGGCGTCTCGTGCAGGCGACTGGCGGGTTCGGCGCGGCGCTCAATCTGCTGGGCGACGTGGCGCGGGAGGTCTGGGACCGGATCGGTCTGCTCGCCCTGGTCCTGAAGAACCGGATCGCCGCAGCCTGGCTCGGCATTCAGGCGAACGTTGCGGACGCGCTACGAGGCGCCCTCGATGCCGTCGTCGCTTTCGGCAATCGGACCGTCAACACCTTCCAGGGCGCGTTCGACGCCATGGTGGCGATCTGGAGTCGACTGCCGGCAGCGATCGGCGACTTCACCATCCGGGCGGCCAATGCGCTGATCGCCGCCGTCGAATGGATGCTGAACGGCGCAACGCGCGGCATCAACGGCTTGGTGCAGGGGATTAGCACCGCGCTTTCGGCGATCGGCATCGAGACTGAGATCAGGCTCGTTCCGGACATCAATCTCGACCGCATCGAGAACCAGTTCGCCGGCGCGGCCGAGCGTGCGGGGGCTGCAGCGCGCGATGCCTTTGCCGCCGCCTTCGAGACGGACGCCTTTCGCGTTCCCGATCTGGGTCTACCTGAGTTCGCGGACGAGGCGCGCCGCGCTGCCGACAATGCCCGCGCCACAGCGGATGCGATGAGTGAGCTTGCCGGCGCGCCGCTGGAGTCGGTCGCCGCGCTCCGTGAGGCGATGGCCGGGGCGAACACCCAGATCGATGAGGCAGCTGCCGCGACGGAGCGGCTCGACACGGCGTTCGGCGCGATCGGTGGCGGCAGTGGCGATGAGGCAGGTGATCGCGCGGGCGCCAGAGGCTCGGCCGGACGTGCCGCTGCAGCCAGCCGCGAAGCCGGTCGGGATATCAAGACCGCCGCCGAAGAGGCCGCGACCGGCTGGGCCGCCGTCAGGGACGAGCTTGCGCGCTACGCCGAGGAAGCCGCGAACTGGGGCAAGGGCCTTGGCAATGCGCTCACCAGCGCGTTCCGGTCGGCCGAGGACGCCGTCGCGAAGTTCGTGACGACCGGCAAATTCGACTTCAAGGCGCTCGCCGATAGCATCCTGGCAGACATCACGCGCGTCGCGCTGCGCTCGGCGATCCTCGGGCCCCTCGCCAACGCGCTCGGCGGCATGGGTAGCGGCGGTGGGATCTTCGGCAATCTGTTCGGCGGGGGCGGCGGCATCCTGTCGGGCATCTTCCATTCGGGCGGCATCGTCGGCGCGCCCGCGCCACAGCGGCTCGTGCCGGCGCTCGCCTTTGCGGGCGCGCCGCGTCTGCATGGCGGCGGCATGGCCGGTCT